TTTCCTTTAACTGTCTTTATTATATACTGGTACTAATATAATTTCAATATGCATTAGTACTAATATTTAGCACAGTAATTTGTGCAATATGTATATTAGTACTAATATTTTTATACGTAAAAAAATAGAACATATAATATTTTTATATGTTCTACTCATTTCTTTCCATTTTGTCTTTTATTGCTTGCCTGATAAATCCAGCTTTAGTATGTCCTTTTTCTTTACAATATCTATCTAATGTTTCTGCTTCTTCTTTTGGCATAGATAATTTTACTTGCGAATAATTTTCTTTGATATATTTATCATTCGCTTTTCTTTGCGCTTTTGATAAAGTAATTTTTATCACTTCCTTTTTCTAATCTCTCAGCTACTGCTTTATTAATGAATCCATTTATCGTTTCCCCTGTTGCTTGAATTTGTTCTTTAGTACCTTTGGGAAGTCTTAAATTTACGCTATCATAATTGCGTTTTTCCCATTCCTTAGTAGCTCTTTGTTGCGCCTTGTTAACTGTAATCTCTACCACCCCCTATCTTATGCAGCTTTATTATAATCAATGATCATAACTTCACTAATAATTTTTTCTGTCTGTTTACTTAAATTTTCAATTTCTTTCATAATCGCCATTGAAAAGAATTCTTCACCACATTGTGAACACTTTTTACATGGCACATTTTTTATAATCAGAACACCATTTTCTAATTTTTCAACATAGATTGTTGTTGTTTCAATCATATGGTTACTTCCACAAGCAAAACAATTCATATTCAACGCCCCTTTCTAGTTTTAAAGTCCGATTCCCACTCATCAACATTTGGATAATATGCTGTTATTATATGCAAATTAATATTATCACTTGCAACTACAACATGCATATATTTTCCATTTACTGACATTCCCAGTAATAAACAGCTAGGGAACGGCTTATCATCTTCATACTGCTTTATGATTTCACCATACATAATAACATTGATTATGCTACATGAATCAATATTTCTTTCTTTGCAACGCTTTATTACATGTGCAGTCATTATAATAGAATCGTCTGTACATAGTTTTCTTAGTTCCTCTACTTGTAGTGCCATTTTCTCACCTATTTTCTATGTTGGATGATATCTTTACTATTATTATACCAAAAAGCCGTATTTTTTCAAGTCTAACTAAAAACCGTTTGAAATATCCCTTCTATAGGGTTATTGCCTGAATATACTTTTTCTGTAGTTTTTCGCTTGTAATAGTCCTATTTTTGGTGAGTAAAACATATCTTTGTTTTTCTTCACTTTGTAAAGATACATTTATCAGTCTGTCACCATTATTAAAATAGTATGTTTTACTGTCTTTCCTGATAACTTTTAACCCATTTTCTAAATAGTCTTTGTAATTATCTGCATCTATTTGATGTACAAACGAAATTATTCTATTTCTATCTTTTATTTTTATCATCTAAAATTCCTTTCAAATAATTGTTTTATTGCTTATTTTTCCACAACTCTATATCCTGTAAAATACTCTTGCAAGATTCTATTGCACAATATTTCGTCATCTTCATAATCCCACCCAAGAACAAACCATTTACTTTCATTTCCCTGTCTGTCATCGTCAATTACGCACAAGAAAGCACATTCTTCACCACAATCAACTATTTCTGGAATTTCTTTGATCATCTCACCAACTGTATTAAAAGCCGTGCAAGAATCTCCTGTCATTGTTTTGATAAGTTTTGAAAGACAATCCCATTTCATATGAAGGATATTATTTTCTTCCAGGAAGTCAAGCACTGTGCCAATAGAATATTGATCGTCTTCCTTTACTAACATATTGTTACCATCAAAAATCTTTGCCATTATATAATACCTCCGCATTTTCTGTTATGCTCCGTTTTCTCCCTCCGTGACTTGCAACACGGCATTGGCACGTTATAACTATATATTCTTTTTCCTTATTACCCTTTTTCGCAATACTGCACTTCGCTGACTTGACTACAGCTCCGACTAATAAGGATGGTATTGTTTAGCGGTTCCATCTCCGCTCTGAAAACCTTTTTACAAGCCTTTTCCAGTGGCTTTAATGCCTGAATAGGGAATTGAACCCTATGTGTGATACTTGAACCATCCAGGCGGTTTATATTTAAATGGCAAATCCAAAACCATTTTCAATCGCCATATCCTGTAAGACTGAAAGAACAGGCGAAAGATTTTTAATTACTGACAATCTTTCTTCATTTGTAAGTTCCTTTTCTTCTCCACTCGTAGCAATATCGCTAATAACTTTAACTAAATTATTATGCGCCATTGCCAAATCACTTCTTTTCATTTTTACCGTTCTTTCCATGTACTTACCTCCGTATTCTTTTTCAAATTTCCTTATAATGCAATTATATAGTCTATAGCGCAATTTGTCAAGCATAAAATTACCCTATAGAGCAACTTTTTTCTCCATAGGGTAATAATTAAACTTGTTTTCCGCTATTATCCGTAAATATTACTTCATAATTCATATTCATAATATCACAGAATTTTCTTATATCCGATTCTTTCCAGTTGTTGTCTTGAAATTTCTTTGTTATTGACGGCTGTGATATTCCCCACTGATCAGCAAGCCATTTTTTAGTTTTTCCTTCTCTGGAAAGAATGATATTCATTTTTTCACTTGTGCTTATAATTGTTATCGCCTCCCTATTTTCCAAACAAATCCGCATGTGTTCCTGTTCTATCAAGAATCAATTCATCATCCTTTATTCTATAAATCAATAACCAATCTGGCGTGATATGACATTCTCTTTTATTTGACAAATTTCCTTTTAAATTATGATCTTGATTTTTTATAGGTAGTTGTGCCGGTATTCTCAGCGTATCAACAACACTATATAATAAATTCAAATCATAATTCCTTTTCTTACAAATTTTTATGTCTTTGTTAAACTTTGTTGTTGTAGACAGTTTCAGCATTTTATTGTTCCTCCAGAATCATATTAAAAAAATCTTCCGTTGAACCTTCAAACCGCTGCCCTGTTCCATTTTCCAGCATTTCATCCCCTTCCCTGATAGCTTCCATTGTTTCAGCGTTTGGAGTTTCTTCACTATCAGTTACACCATTCAAATAACCTTGTAAATAAGAAACAATATAACCGATGTTGTAATCTGGTATTTCATTTAGAATCTGTATGGCTTTTTCTCTATCACTCATATACATATACCTTCTTTCTTAACTTATAGACTAATTATATCAGATTTTCACGCAAAATCAAGTCATATCTATATTATTATCCACACTATGAGAAATACCGCCTATATAGGGCAAATACGCGCTTACAAACGGTATTCCTTTACTATGGACAAAATCCCTTTGAAATACACGATTTATCGCCTTTTAATCCATTCTCATTCCGTTTGGCTCATATCCCTGTATTGTCAACTGTATTGATGAACCATCAGGAAGATCAATCACTATCCCTTTATCCATTGTTAACAAACTCGCTTCTTCAAAAGTACGAATTTCACAGTCTTCAAATTCTGTTCCTTCTGAATTATCAAGTATAATATTTGTCAAAACTTCTTCAATATTTCTTTCTGTCATGATATGTTTTCTCCCTTCTATAATAAGTCTGACAATTCTTTCATTCTGTCATGCTTAAAGCCAAGTGTAGCGAGTGCCTGTTCTATTCCAACGGCTTCACCATAATGCTGATCTGCTTTTCTTTGTTCTGTTTCCTGTCTTACACTATCCATATTTGCATAATGTCTGCCAGCTTCTTTATATTCATCATCAGATTGTTTTGCTTTTCTTATAGCCTCTTCCATAAGTTTTATACATTTATCATATTCTGTTTTAGTCATAGTTCAAAATCTCCCTTCTACTTTTACACCAGCCCGCAAAAACAAGCAAATCTAACAAAAGGATTTCTTGCAAGTTTTCGCCGCCGATCTGCTTCTCTCTGATACTTCTTTTTCTGCCTGTCCGCAATATAAAGTTGCACTTCCATATTTGTATATTCTATATACTGTAATGGAGTCAATGCGCTGTATGGCGTTTTTAAATCCCTTCTAATAATCTGGTTCCCATCCTCAGTGTCAATAATTCTAAAATCAAACATATCTTTTGTCCTCCCTCTATGCTATTTCTATATCAAAAATCGGTTCATCATATCCGTTTGATTCTTTGTAAGTCGTAACTTTATATTCGTCATATACACAATTTCTTTCTTGTGTGTTGTGTTCTATTCTAGCAAGTGTAAAAATACGATATCTAATTTTTCCGCTTGTCTCCGAAAATACTTTTTGTACATGATATAAAGACCTTCCAATACAAGCCGAAAAATTATCAAATTCTGTTCCATAAAAGGATTCTTTAAAAGCTCCGCTTATATACTTCATATCGTGATCTTTTATATATTCCTTTTCCTGGTCTGAAATTTCCATAGAATCAAGCAAAGAAAAATCAAAAATATTTTCCTTATCTTTGAAAACAATATTGTTTTCCTTGGCGGTCTTTGCTGCTGTTTTAAAAAATTTATATTCTTTTATTTTCATGTAATTTCCCTCCATATTTTTAATCACAAATTTATAAGCACTACAAAACGGCTATAGCCCTATATTCTCCATAGCCGTTCTAACTGCCTACAAAACTATTCCATCAAGCGGATTACACAACGCTTTCATGCCCTCATCAATCGTTATCAATCCGTGCTCTGTATTTTTCAAAATGCGTTCTATAACTTCCATGGCTGCATCTTTATACTTTTTCTTCATCAATTCATTGTTTGTATAACTTTTCCGCTGTGCGTTGGCGTATTCTTTCATATATCGCGGTATTGTGTTCATGCGCTTTTCTCCCTTCAAATTACAATTTCAAGTGGTTTATGCCGTCTTGTCTTCCAACAAATTAAAATTATTTCCATCAAACAAATAATACTCTTTGTTAGAAATAACTTTGTTATACTCTTTTTCTCCCTCAAATTCATTTACAACCGCTTTTTCCTCTGCCGTCATATCCTTATAATTTTTCTTTCCATAGGAAGGCGGCAACCATCCTTTGTGCTGGCTCCCAAAAATATTAAACTTTTTCAAAAGTTCTTCATTGTTGAAAGTGATATGGCATGTACCCTTTTTGTAGAAAGTCACGGTAAAATATTTTAACTGTATATCTTTTGTTTCTCCGTATTCCTCCGCAAATTTTAGGGATTCTTCCAGATCAACCGCTTCCGTCAAACCTCCGTCAAGATAATTGAAACATTTTTCTATGTCCTGCAATTTCCTAACAATTTTATAATCTGAAGGATTATATCTATTCCAAAAACTGTCATATCCAGCTAACGGGATGATTACTTTTTTATTAATAATCCATGCTTTATTAGTTTTCCAGCCGTTATAATAGTGGATATTCTTTGATGTTTCATCCCAATAGCTATATTTATGGCTAAGTTCATCAAAAAGTTCTATTATAGTATCCTCAATACCTTTTACAACTTTTTTCTGTATGTCAATTTTTAACTGATAGATGTTGTAAAGTGAAAAATCATAGTCTTTCATTTCTTCCACCTTATTATAAAAATCCTGTTGCAGATTGTTTGTAAGTTGTCCTATAAACTTAGGATTTTCAAAAAGTGCTTTCCAATATTTTTTTCTTACTTCCCTTATGTATTCATTGATTGAAAGTTTACTATTATATTTATCTCTATTGCCTATAATATCCATCTGGAGAATACAACCGCCTGTCTGAATTGTTTTCCCTGTTTCCTTATCCTTTTCAAACTGAGACAATATAAAAGGCTTCATTGCAAAATATTCCTTAATCAGCTTGATTCCGGCCTCTACTTCTAATTGATACTGATTTACAATAGCTTTAAAGAAATCACTATCAATTAGTTGCGTGTTTTCTTCTGCCTGAAATTCTCTTTTTTCCTGTGCTTTCCGTAACCCTTCCAGAATAAAGGATTCTCTTTGTACTTCTGGAAGCTGTACCTTCACAAGTGCTATTTCAACCGCCGTTTTCCGTTCTGCATCCAGAAAAGCATTTTGTATAAACTCTATTTTTGCGTTATATTCTGTAAGTTTCCGTTTTAAGTCCTGCCTATCGTTTGTACACGGATTTTTTAAAGTTTCCGCATTGAGAAGACATACAACTGCTCCGCCGTTTCTCTGCTGCATCTCTAAAGCCTTTAAAAGATGTTTACAACCGTTAGAAAAAGGCGGGTTCATTATTATAAGCTGATACTCTTTCATTGTGTCATATGCAAGAAAATCATTATAAACAACACGGAAATTTTTCCCTTTGAGAATGTGCTGTAAATTCTGATCAGCTTCTATGCAATCAATATCAAACTGAAATTCTTTATTCCCCCAATATTTATTATATGTTTCAGCTTTTTTCTTTAATGCCTCAACTATATCGCCCTTTCCGGCTGATGGCTCTAAAATGGTTTTAATCATTGTAAAATCAAGATCGTAAAGCATCTTGTCAATCAAATTTTGTGGCGTTGGGTAAAAGTCTTTGTTATCTGTGAACATATAAAAATTATTCCTTTCATTATATAAGGCGGTATATTATAACCGCCTTTTGTGTTATCCTGTTTGTAGTGCTTCTGTTGGGTCATATTTAAAGATAAATCCACGCTTGAAGCTGCTATAATATCCTTGCAGCGTTGCAAGTTTCCGCTTAACCTCTGCAAAATCTGACTTGTTTAATTCCTTTTCAGGTTTAACAATCCAGATTTTAGCGTGTGTTTGCGTGTGCTGATCCTCTGTAATAGTATAGGAAATGTTTTCTTTTTTCACTTCTGGTTTTTCCTTTGTGCCTTGCGCTTCCTGTGCCGGTTCTGCTGTTTGTATTGCAGTTTCCGTTATAGTTGCGTTTAACTTCTCCGATGGATTTTCCTTAAACAAGAAGGCATGTTTAAATTTTGAGTAATAACCGCCCAGTGATTTAATATACTTGTTTACAGCAATATACTCTTCACGGCTTAACTTTTCTGCAACTTTTACAAGAAAAATCTTTTCGCCTGTGCGTGTGTCTGTATCCTCTGATACTTCATAAGTATAAGCATTTACGTTTGTTTCTTCTGGTGCCGTTTCCGTTGTAGTAGATGTTACATTTTTCTTTTCTGCCTTGATGGTTTTCTTAACTACTTTCTCCACTTCATACGGCGTTTTTACTTCCTCAATATGACACCAAGCTATAGATCCTTTTTCAATCCATTTTGTGAGGCATTCAGAATCGCCACTACCAACAAACCAATAATTATTCCGGCTTGCATTTCCTGTACATTCCTTTGTAAGTTTTCCGTTGAGTTTATAAGCGTGAAAATGTTTTTGCCCGTTACTCTCTGTTTCGTGGATACGATATACAAGCCCCTTATAGCATCCATAGTTGAAATTAGATTTCAGAATGAAAAGCTGACCCTCTTTAATTCTTCCGGTTACATCCTCTACAACTTTATTTTCTGTCTTGTACTCTGTAACGGTAACTTTTTCATAAATAACGCCGTCACCCTCACCAAGTAATCCACCGCAAGTTGTATCAATTTTATTAATGAATGTCTCAAACTTATCTATCAGTTTGATATCTTCCTCTAAGTCCTCAATATGTCTTTCTGTGTTCTTTCTTGCATCTTCCTCACTGTCATAATATCCACGGTTTACAAGGTCTTGTGTGTGCTTATCGGCATATGCTTTTTTATCCTGCTTGTATTCATTTAACCATTCCATATCACGGTTATAATTGTAATATTTCCAGATATGGGCAAATTTCAAAATGCCGTTACCCTTTGCAATGATGATCCCATCTTTTTCAATATGCCAATTCATTTTTGGAGGGTGTGCCATATGTCCGGGAACTGTACCAACAACAATATATTTATTTGCGTTTTCCGTTGCTTCTTCTGCTTTTTTCTGCAAACGTTCAATAGATAATTTTGCACTTGCTTCCTCAGCTTCAGAAGCTCCACGTTCAACGGTCATAGATTCCAACTTTTTGATTTTTTCCGCTATGCTGCGATCATATGTAAAACCAGAGTAATTATATTTTCTAATTTCCTGCGGTTCTGCTGCGCCGTAAACATCTACGCATAAAATATAACCGTTCTTCTCTGCTATTCCACCCCAATTAGCAGGATCCCAATAATCGGTCATACTGTCGCTTCTATCTTCTTTGTATCCATATACTTTCCAGCCTTCCATAGCCATAAGTTTATGAGCAATCATAACTTTTACTTCTCTATAATCATAATAATTTGACATAATTTTCACCATTTAACCTTTCTTTGATTGTCTATGTATCAATAACTATTTCTCTATTAATTTCTTGTTACCCTCTGCATTTAAACAGGCTTGGGACTGTCTGAAAGTTGATCAGGCTTTCAGGCTGCATTATAACAAGCAAGGCAGACGGTTTTGTTTTCCATCTGCCTTTAAATATCCCTTTCATTGGGATAATGCTTTTTGATATGCTTTTTTAAGTTTCATATAGTCTTTTTCTCTTGTTTCTCTTGTGATTAAAGAATTTTCATATAATGCTTGAATTGCATTATATAATCTTTTATATTCAGTTTCGATTGCTTCTTTGTCATACTCTGCTTTTTTCCAGCTTTCTAATAATGTAGTAATTTTAATCATCTAAAAATTTCCCTTCAAATAATTGTTTTATTGCACTAAAATTCTGGATCAATAATCCATCTTAATTCTTCAGGTACTTGTATTTCCTTCCAATTTGCCCAATTTACAAGTCCATAGTAATCATATTCTTTTATTTGACTTGTGTACTCTACTTGACATTCTGCAATAGTTATATCTTGACATTCTGTAATAGCTGCTTTTATTACAGTTTCTATAAATTGTTTAATCGTCTCTGTGATAGTTGTTCTTTTTACAAAATAATCAATAGGCAAAACTTCGTCTTGTTTTCCTTCTTCTTCAAAAAAATGAAACCATCCATTTTCTTTTAATGTACCAGTGATAGATAATTCAAAGTAAAATTTTCCATCACAACCAATTCCAGCAAAAAGACTATAATAGTTTTTGTCGTTTGGAAGTAAGAAAAGGATAACCACTTGATTATTCCAGTCAAGCGGGATTTCCTGGATGTCAGCGTTTTGTGGAATATTTGCAAGATTCATTAATTCTCTTGCTAAACTTCCTTTATTAAGACTTCTACAATCAGTAGATTTTGCATTGCAAATCTGCTCTACAAGCTGCATTACTTTATTTTTCATCGTAATTCCTCCTGATTTTGTATTCTCTATTTTATTCCTTATCCATGCCCACAAAAGAGACTTTTTAAGGGATACGGCTAAATGCATCCGGCTTTAATGGCTATGTCCTCATTGTATTGAGTGGTTCACCAGCTTTCCGCATCGCCTCACGTTTGATTCTGTTTTTATGGGACAGGATAATTAATAAAATTATGTATTGCTTTTGTTGCTTTTTATTTCTCGTTTGAACATCACGTTCCTTTTTGAAAAGCAGTTGACCGCTTTTAATATAGAAGAGAGTGCCAATATTGCTTGACACTTTCTAAGGTTTTATCCGTTCTAAAATTAATTATCTGCACCGATAATCACCGATTCTTTTATACTCGGCTCTTTCCATGGTTTACAATAACTGTCTATTTAATGGTTTATCATATGCCCTTTTTCACCGTGTCCCTACCTACTGCACCGCTAAGATACAGACATATGCTAATTCCAATGTGAAAGTCACTGTCTCTCACTTCCGCTACTAGCACCACGCTATCACAGATCACAAGTTCAGAATCAGCACTTGACAAACTCTTGTCATTTTCAGACACATAATGTAGTTTTTCCGGTTTGCGATGGCATTCGCTGCTACGTCTAAACAGGTTTGTATCCCCTGTTTTCCACGATGTAGTCAGATGGCCGGAACCATAGTCCATTTTTACGCTGGTATCTCTTTTCACGTTTTCCCTATTGGGATGATTAGATGATCAATTATCTTTTCTCTAACCTCGTTTGCAATCTCTTGTTGCTTTGCCTTGGTTACGATCCTGTTAGCACTCCACTTTACAGGACGTTTGCAGTTACTTTGTTTTGGGAAATTGATCTGCCGATTGACAGATTATCAAGAATTGTGTTATACTTTCCTTGCTTAGGGGAGAAGTCTAACGACTTTTCTTGAAATTTCCCGGTTCGTTTGGAACTGGGATTTTTCTTTTTCGCTCCTGGATTTATTGACACTGCCATGTTGAGAATGTATCAGGTCTTATTGATGCTGCCGTGATACCGATTTTTGATTTCCCTTGTGTTCCTTACAAGTATTATTATAGACTATTCGCCTTTACTTGTCAATCACTTTTGATAATTTTTTTAATCTTTTTCGATTATTATTTCTGCATGATATCCAAGTGCCTTTAGAATTTTGTTAGCATCGTCAAGTGATAAACTTTTTTTAGAAAGTAATCTATTTAGATTTTGATTAGCTATACCCACCTTTTCAGATAACCATATTTTTTTAATACCATTATTTTCTATTATCTCTTCTATTGCCTGTGATAACTCTTTATTTGTCTTTATTGCCATGTGTCCACCTTCCTTATAACCTGATATACTGATTTAGATTGTTTCATTATACCAGATTATTTCTACATTAAAAAGGTGCAAAGCCTTAATAGTTCAATAGACTTTACACCGTGGTATGTGATATTTTATTATGTAGCTGCTTATGCTATTTCAAGTTTCGTTTTGATTCTACGCAATTCAGTTTCAAGAACGCTTACACGAATAGCAAGCATTTCTTTTTCATTATCTATCTTTAATGCCTCATGCAGATTTCTTGATAAGTCGAGATGTCCTTCGGCTACACGCTGGATATTGACACGGATTTCATTTTCAAGCGTCAATTTAATGTCTGTGATATCATTTTCAACCTTATCAAGCTTTTCAAGCCTTGAAAGAATCAGATCAAGTTTTTCACTGTCTGTCATATGATCACCGCCTTTTTGTTGTGATTGTTGGCATGGCTAGTATTATTATGTAGATAGTATATCACAACTCGGGTGCAAAGTCTATTCAATTATCAAGGTGCTTGTGGTGCTTATGGATTATGCTACTATCCCGACTACC